AACTTAGTGGACGAATTTATAAAAACAGGAATTAGACCTAAACAAATAGGGTATTTTTCTTTTACTAAAAAAGCAGCCAATGAAGCAGCAACGCGAGCTTCTGAAAAATTTGGATTAGATATAGAAACTGATCTAGAAAATTTTAGAACTCTTCATTCTTTTGCATTTAGAAAATTAGGAATCACCAAAGAAAAAATGATGGGACCTGATGATTACAAGGAGTTTGGAATAAAATGTGGTATTCCTATTAAGACGACTTCCTTTTCTAACGATGACGGAACTTTTAATTCGGACAATGAATATCTTACCATTATTAATACAGCTCGAGTTAAACGTATGGACCTGTTGGAATATTATGATTCACGACAAAACATATTAGACATCGAAAGAAATACTTTATATTTACTTTCAGAAGAATTAAAAAAATTTAAAAAAGAAAAAGGACTAAAAGATTTTACAGATCTTTTAGAAGATTTTATTCTCAAAGAAATTCATCCCAGCTTTGAAGTTTTATTTATAGATGAAGCACAAGACTTATCTTTACTCCAATGGGATATGGTTCGTTGTATTTGGGCTAATGCTAAAAAAACTTACATCGCAGGTGATGATGACCAAGCTATTTTTAAATGGGCCGGTGCCGATGTTGATCACTTCATAGCTTTGAAAGAAGAAGTAGATGATATTAAAATATTAGATCAATCTTATAGAATACCGGGAGGACCTATACACGAACTCTCTCAAAAAATAATAAATAAAGTACAGAACAGATTTGAAAAAGAATATAAACCTAGACCTGAAGAAGGAATTCTAAAAAGATATTCAGACATAACTCAAGTAGATATGTCAGAAGGTAAATGGTTAATTTTATCTTCAGCTAATTATTTTTTAGATGATGCCAAAGACTTATGCGAAATTCAAGGATGGTATTATCAATATCGAGGTATCAATTCCGTATCTTTAAAACTTTTATTGGCTTTAAGTAATTGGGAAGCGTGGCGAAAAGGAGCTCATTTAAATCATTTAGAAATAAAAAATATTTATGAGTATGTAGGATCCAACGTACTTCCGGGTTTTAAAAAAGGAAAAACTTTTCATGCTGAAGAAAAATATACATTAAAACAATGTCAAGAAAAACATGGACTCACAACAAATAAAGTATGGTTTGAGGCTTTTGAAGGACTGGATAATTTAACAGAAAATTATATAAGAAATATGAGAGCCAACGGAGAAAAAATAAATAAAAATCCAAGAATTATAATGTCCACCATACATGGTGCAAAAGGGGGTGAGGCAGATAAAGTTTTATTAATGCAGGATGTAACCAATGCAGCTTTAGAAACTTTTAGTCATGATCCAGATGAATTACATAGATTATTTTATACTGGAGCAACCAGAGCAAAAAAAGAATTACATGTATTAGATCCTAAAAATTTTGATAAGGCTTATATATTATGAGTGTATGGGATAAACAAATTGGTGGAGCACATTATCAGAAATTTAAAATTCAGCCAAGTAAATTTGTCGTGGAGAATAAATTGCTTTTTCCAGAAGGATGCGCTATAAAATATATATGCCGTCATCCACATAAAGGAAAAAAACAAGATTTGCTTAAAGCAATTCACTTTATTGAGATGATAATTGAAAGGGACTATAAGTGAGAACGATTCAACAACCTTTATTCACTCCAGAAACTGAGTGGGTAATGCCTGAAGAATTAAAAAATTTAAAAGGTGTTAAAGAAATTGCAATAGACTTAGAAACAAACGATCCAGATTTAAAAGAACTAGGATCAGGAAATGTTATTGGCAATGGACATATTGCTGGTATTTCTTTAGCGATTGAAGGCTGGGCTGGTTATTATCCTATTCAACATGAACAAGGTGGCAATATGGATAGAACTTTAGTGATTGATTGGTTAAAAGATTTGTGCAGTCAAGAATACACAACATTTATTTTTCACAATGCAATGTATGATGTGTGCTGGTTAAAAGCAGCCGGCATAAATATTAAAGGTAAAATTGTAGACACAATGATTGCTGCAAGTTTAATTGATGAAAATAGATTATCCTATCAATTAAATGCTTTATCAAAACATTATGGAGGCTTAGGTAAAGATGAAAAAGTTCTTTACAACGCCGCAAAAGAATATGGAGTAGATCCTAAAAAAGATTTATGGAGATTACCCGCAATGTTTGTAGGTCAATATGCAGAGCGAGACGCTGAAGCAACTTTAAAACTTTGGCAAAGACTTCATAGAGAATTACATGATCAAGAACTAATAGATATATTTAGATTAGAAACACAATTATTTCCTTGTCTAATTGAAATGAGATTTAAAGGTGTAAGAGTTGATTTAGAAAAAGCTCACAAAATTAAAAAAAATCTAATGGAGCGAGAGCAGAAAATACTCAATAAAATCAAGGACTTAATAGGTTTTGATGTAGAAATTATGGCAGCCCGTTCTATCGCAAAAGCGTTTGACAAATTAAAATTACCTTACGATCGAACTGCAAAATCCAATGAACCAAGTTTTACAAAAAACTTTTTACAAAATCATCCTCATGAATTAGCTCAGTCTATTGCTGACGCACGAGAAATAAACAAAGCTCATTCAACTTTTATAGATTCAATTACTAAACATGCACACAAGGGAAGAATACATGCAGATATAAATCAAATTAGATCCGATCAAGGAGGAACGGTAACTGGAAGATTCTCAATGAGTAATCCAAACCTACAACAAATTCCGGCACGTCATCCAGAATTAGGTCCATTGATTAGATCCATATTTATTCCAGAAGAAAATTGTAAATGGGGATCATTTGACTACTCTCAACAGGAACCCAGAATTTTAGTACATTACGCAAAACTGCAAAATTTACCTGGAGTTCATGAAATTGTAGACGCATACAAGGCCGGAGACGCTGATTTCCATAAGGTCGTGGCTGATATGGCAGGCATAAAACGGAAGCAAGCCAAGACAATTAATTTAGGTCTAATGTATGGAATGGGTAAAAATAAATTAATGGCTGAACTAGGATTAATGAAAGAATCAGCGGAAAAATTAATTAGACAATATCATTCGCGAGCACCCTTTGTAAAACAACTGATGGATAATGTTTCTCGTAAAGCTAATGACCGAGGAAAAATTAGAACTTTATTAGGAAGAGCATGTCATTTTGATTTATGGCAACCTACACAGTTTGGTATTTTTAAACCATTACCTTTAGAACAAGCTAGAAAAGAATATGATGAACCTTTAAAACGGGCATTTACGTACAAGGCTTTAAATAAATTAATACAGGGATCAGCTGCCGATATGACGAAAAAAAGCATGGTAGCTTTATATAAAAATGGTATAATACCTCACATTCAGATTCATGATGAAGTAGATATTTCTGTAGAATCTGATAAGAAGGCCGAACAAATAGTACAAATTATGGAAGAAGCTGTTGTACTACAGGTTCCAAATAAGGTAGACTATGAATCAGGTACTAATTGGGGAGACATAAAATAGGAGGAAACTACTATGGAAACTATAAAACAACTTATAAATCAGACTACACACATCTGGACCAATCATAAAAAATGGGTCATTGGTGTGGCAATTGTTATTGTAATTGCAATCGTAGCAATATAATCTAAATAAAAATAAAATGAGTAAAAAGTATAGCCATTGGTGTAAGTATAGTTAATGAGTAAATGTAAAAATTGTAATTGTGTTTGTCATTGTTCTTTAAAAGAGCATTCAGACATGTATGGAGTTTGTTCCTGCACAGCATGTGCTTGTAGTGATGAAACTGTAGTTGATGATACAAATGAATGTGAATGGTGCCAATAATGGATAGATTAAATGAACTACAGAACGTTGAAGCTGCGCAGACTACGTCTTCGCAGATTGGCAGCGGATCGTGTTTATCAAAGAAGACAAAACTCTTTCACAGTAATCTTATTTATAGCCATCTTTCTACTGGCATGGTTAGCAGGTCCTAATTAATGATCGAAAAATTAATGACATTATTAGTAGGAATTTTATTAACCCTTGCAGGATGGTCGCTATCAAGAACATTTCAACTTTCAACTATTCAAGCAGTTCATGAAGATAAAGTAGACAGACTAGAAAAACATGTAGATAAACTACAAGTCCACATAGAAAATATGATGGATAAAGATAAAGAAATCATGGACCAGCATAAAAAATTATTTGAAATACTAGATAAGGATGATGCTCCAACAGGGTATTCATATAACTAATGGCACTAAAAATTTCCGACGAGGCTCAGGTTCAAATGCCCATGAAGACAGTAGTCAGCCTCATCGCGCTGGTCGCGATCGGGACGTGGGCCTACTTCGGCATAATTGAGACTCAAAACAAAGCATTAAATCGTTTAGAACTAATGGAGAAGGATCTCGTAGAGAACACAGCTTTCCGTATCGGATGGCCTCGTGGTACTCTCGGATCCTTACCCCGCT